CTTTAACTTGCTTTCATATTCTTCAAAGCCGCCGCTATATTTTTTTCTTGCCATTGACTTTCTCCATTTCTCTTTTTTTATATTGCAACTTCTGATATAAAGTCTTTCATTGTATCAAATTTCTTTGTACACCATTCCGGTGCATTTGCTCTTGCAAGAGCAGTTGCGAACGGAGGCGGTACACTGTTTCCGCACCTTGCAACCTGTTTTGTTTTGGGATATTTATTACCATAACAATCAGTTTCAATTTCATAATCAGTCGGAAATCCCTGTGCATTGTATAATTCTCTCGGTGTCAGCATTCTTAACCCAATATCAACAATCGCATAGTCAACACCTTTAATTGTTACTAAACCAAAACAATCCTTTGTTCTGATAGTGTGCAACGGCTCGTTCACTTTCTGTCCACTCTCACCGCTATAATACTTTATTAAAAATGCTCTTACTTCTCCGAAATGCCCCTCACCACAAGTAATAGTTTTAAGTGGTTCATCTACTTTTTGTCCTATGCAATGATTATTAAATTGCGTTATATGTACTGCCGCAAGTGCATTATGGTCTACTGCCGTTATAGTATGTAATGGTTCATCAACAGAACTTCCGCAGCCTTGATAGTTTCCACCAAAATATTTTGACATAAATGCAGTAACAAGTCCGTATCTATTTGCTGTATCAACTGTTTGTAATGGTTTTTCAAGGATTTGTCCACGCACTTCATTTTTTGATTGTTCGCCATGATATTGTATTAATGTAGGTGCTACAACACCAAACCCATGTTTAGCTGTTATTGTCGGCATAGGTTTATCAACTTCTTGCCCTCTGAAATTATCGCCACCGTGATTAACCTGTATTATGAACGGATTAGGATTTTCAATTACAAATTTCTGTATACCCTTTGCAATTCTTCTTAATGTATTTTCTGCAAGAGGTTTTTTTCGTTCAAATATTGACGGACATTCCAAATCCCAATTAATACATTCGGCAGCAGTATGCCAAGGTAACAGCTTTCCGCTTTTAACTTCTTCACTTTCGGGGTTTCCGTGTGTCGGATTAGGAAATATAATCGATTTGCCGTCATTACGAAATATAATAAATAATCGTTTTCGTATTGTCGGTGCTCCGTAATCAGAAGCGGTTAATATTTTCCACTCGCATTTATATCCGAAAGATTTCATAACATTTATAAATCGTTTAAATGTTTTTCCCTGTTTCTTTTTATTCGGCACAAGTTGTTGTTCGGAATACGGCACATATGTCCCCTTTTCAGCTAATGTACCGTCCATTCTATATATTCTGCCGTCCTTATTTCTTCTTGCACATAATGAACCCCATGACATAAATTCAGGTACATTTTCCATTGAAATTATGCGAGGGTGTACAGTTCCTGCCCATTTGGTTACAACCCACGCAAGACCTCGAATTGATTTTTTAACAGGCGTACCACCTTTTGCACGGCTAAAATGTGTACAATCAGGCGAAAAATGTGCCCACCCTACAGGTCTGCCCTTTGTTGCTTTATATGGGTCAACTTCAAATATATTTTCATTATAATGTTCTGTGAACGGGTGATTTTTCTTGTGCATTGCAATAGCATATTTATCATGGTTTATACCTATATCGACAGGTCTGCCTATAGCAAATTCAAAACCCGTAGACCAACCGCCGCCACCACAAAATCCATCAACAGTTATTTCATCTGATAAATTAATTTGTGCGTTCATCACCATCACTCCTTGCCCTATCTCTTACCAGTGGTTTGTACTTTTTATTGTCTATCGGCGTGTTATACAATCCACACGCCGTATATCTATTACTCCAATTTGTATTGATGTCATGCGTTATGCCATATGCCCTGCATTTGCAGTGACGTTTTCCGTCAACTGCTATTGCTGTGAAATTGCAGCAATTACGACATACCACTCCCTCAAATTCACCATATTCGCGGTACATCGCACCGATTTTAACTCTCTTTTTTGACATCTGTTATCACTCCCTCGCTTACTTCAATCTTACCGGCAACACTAAATATGTTGTATTTTCCGTGTCATGTACATATACTGCTGACACTGCATTTGACATCTCAAGTGTAATAGTTTCACTGTCACACACTGAAATCATATCAATCAAATACTCGCAGTTAAAACCTATCCTTAATTCACCCTCACATTCCGCCGCACAATCATCTTTTACAGTGCCTTTTTGAGTTTCCGCCTCAAGTTGTATTTTGTCATTACCGATAGACAAAACGACAGGTGTTTTCTGAAACTTTTTGCCGTCAAGCAGCATATCCGTATTAACAATTAACAAACCACGCTCCAAAGTTTCTTTAAATTTGTGCTTGTCCACCGTTGCTTTGACGGTTGGTGTGTTATTCATTAGGCTCTTATATTTCAAATACTGTCCGCTCAATATTCGAGCAGTTATGATATAATTTTCATATTCAAATACAACGTTGCGGCTATCAAAACGAATTTTTATTTTAGTATCAATATCGGGTGTCACCTTTGCGATTTCTTTCAACGCCTCTAAGCAAATCACCATTGAATTATTTTCACAATCCGCATTGACGGAAGTTTGTGTATATGCCACTCTCAAACCGTCACTTGCAACATTATGCAATGTGCCGTTCTCGATTTCAAACAATACTCCCACTAAAATCGGCTTTTTTGCCGCACTTACCGCCGCAAAAGGAATTGTTTTTTTTAAAATGTTTTTTAACTGACTGCACGACAGACTAAAAGATGAAGTATCTTTAACATTTTCAATCTTCGGATATGCTTCTGCCGATTGTCCTTGAATTTTAATCTTTGATTTACCACTTTTCAAATTGACAACAAATTTATCATCGCAATCAAGATTTATATACTCACCGTTAAACTTTTTGGCAATGTTATCAAATAGCTTTGCATCTACAACAAAACTACCTGCACTTTTTACTTCCGCATTCATAATATACTTAACGCAAATATTGGCACTATAACTTGTTATCGCAACAGTATTATCACTGTTTGCCTGTATCATAATGCCGCCCAAAGCTACAACCGTATCTTTGGTTACACCTCGATTAACAATATTAATTGCCCTCATTATTTCTTCTCTCATAAATTTAACTTGCATTTTGGCTTTCCTCACTTTCCATTAAATCGAACAGTGTGAGTTGGTCTGTTACTTCGTCCGTAGATTTCAAATAACCCACACCGTCACGGAAATAGTCAGCATTTAATTCTGTTCCTATTCCGTATCTACCCATTTTTACCGCAATATACGGTACAGTAAATAATCCTGCAAACGGGTCAAACACCGTATCGCCGGCATTTGAATATCGGTTTATAATTCGTTTAACAATATCAATCTGCAACGGGCAAACGTGCATTGTTGCTTTCCGTCTGCTCTGTTGCGTATTTAACGTGTTCATTCTGTTTATGTCGTCCCACACCTCATCGCACCACGAAGCAGGCGGAATTAACATAAACGTTGACGGCAACTTTCCGTTTTTGTCTAACTCATTTGCCAACTCAACGTGTTTTTTGTAGTCGTAAACATTATTACGGCTATATTTCTTATACAATTTTTGCAATGCACTTTGTGACATTCTCGATAGTTCTTCCTTGCTTACAAGTCTGTTACCGTCACTGCGATAGAATGCGTGTGCATCTATCTGCCATTGTCCTTTTGTGTATTCATCTTTCGACTTTACCACCGGAACGTCCGCATACGCTTTTGAGGTATCTGTCGGTAGCTTTCGGAATAACAAAATATATTCAGGGCAACCGACACCCATCTTACTGCCGTCTTTACAGTTTTCAGTCCACCCTAATCGGTAGGTTTGATTATTTTCACGCACAACATCGGTTATGACCGTTATCATACCGAAATATTGAAAACCGTGTTTTATGTAATGCTCTATTGTATAGACGTGAAACGGTTCTATTGTTGGCATTCCCGTACCTGTCGCATTACCGAACAAAACTCTGTCTTTAACATGAATTGCCGCAACTCTGCCCGGTTTTAAAATTCTGTAAAGTTCCGGAGTTAAAAAGTCCATTTGCTCAAAGAATTTCGCCGTTGTTGCATTATGCCCGAAGTCGTTATAGTTTGCAGAGTATTCGTAGTGGTTACTGAACGGGATACTCGTATGTATCAAATCAATACTATTTTTCTTCATTTTCTTCGTTTCTTCCACGCAATCGTTAAGTATTGCCGTATAGTTATCCCCGTTTACTTGCACTCTTTCCACACCTAACTTTCTTTCTAATTGCGAAGTATTCGCATTTGATAAACCGTATCTTTTTATAATATCGGTCATTTTCTTTGTTAAATAATTATGTTGTTGCCACTTTTTCAGCAACACATCTAAAATACCCTCCTCATTTTCGGTGAGAATAATATCAATAACAACCTGCTCGGTTTGAAGAAAACGATATATTCTATGTACCGCCTGTATGAAATCGTTAAACTCATAGTCTATTCCCAAAAATATCGCCCTGTGACAATGTTTTTGAAAATTGCAGCCACTGCCGCTCAATTCTTTTTTGGTGGCAAATAGTCTTGTTTTTCCATTTGAAAAATCTATAACACGCTTTTCACGCAAATCATAATCTTGCGAGCCGTATATATCTACAACATTCGGAATTGCCTTTTTGATTGCGTGTCTTTCCGCCTCCAAATCGTGCCATATTATAAAATTGTTGTCGGGTTCACTGTCTATAATGCTTTTGGCAACCGCTACTCTACGGTCAATGCTGTTCCGCTTTTCCGCCGCACATTCAGATAATGACAGTGCCAAATCTCTTGTTAATTCAAACTGACCGTCACGGTCAACAGTAACTCCGCTATCTGACAGTTTGTGATAATTGATTTTTAACGGCGGCAAATCGTACCCCGTATCATCATAGCCTAAATCGGACGGTTTTGTTATAAACAACGCCCACGATGACAACCAAACCCAAAATTCATCTTCACGCTCGGGATATAGCGTTAAATGATTTGCTTTGGTACTGTCACGCTTAAAAAATCTTGTTAAGGCTTGACCTGTGTCCATCACTTCCAAGAAACCGCCGTAATGTATCAATTCTTTATATTTATTCGGCGATGGTGTCGCCGTATTAACCAACTTATACGGTATTCCCTTAAACTTCTGTAAAAACGTCTGATATGTCTTACTACCGAAACTTCGCAACACTGCCGCCTCGTCAAGTGACACCGCCTTGAAATATGTCGGGTCTATATCTCCGTCCCTCACTCTCTCATAATTTGTAAGCACAATTCGACTTGTAGCTGCCTGTACTTCATTCATATTGCGGACATATTGAGGCTCGTCCAAGCCTAACAATTCTACCGCATCTCTCTTAAATTCTTGTTTTACCCCAAGAGGTAAGACAATCAATGCTTGTCCGCCCTCTTTTCTTGTTATGATATTACACCATTCCAACGCCTGTACGGTTTTGCCAAGACCGAAACTTTCAAATAGTGCACGGCGACCACCTCTGACCGCCCATATAACCGCATCTCTTTGGTGCGGTTTCAATATCGGGTTTACATCTTCCTCTGAAATTTCTATCCCTGTTTTTGGTGCAATATCAATCTTCGATTTTAGAAACTCTATATACTCCATTTTGCACTCCCTCTTTTCCATACTCACGAATTACCTTTTCACCTTCGGGTGTCGCATGAATGCCCTTTAAAATTACTGTTTGTTTATTGACTTTTTTATTTTCCAAGTCCCATATACGCAACGCCATTCGGAATTGTACTTCGTACTCGTGATGTGCCAACTCTCGCTTACGTTCAATTTCTCTCTGTTTGATACGTTTTTTCTTTCGTTGCCTGTCCTTTATTACCTTTTTGCAGCGGAAGAAGATAAATAAACAGATACAACATATAATTGTGTCTGCTGTTACCGCCGCAAGAACTTGCAGAAGTATCTGATACCAACTCATTCGGACTCACCTCTGTTAAATTGTTCAAGCTGCCGTTCAAGCTGCCGAATTTGATATGTTTGTTGGTCTATACTGTTTTGCTTGTCGTTGCATATTCCGCATATTGCTAAAATCAATACAAACTCCAAAGCACAAATAACCGAAATCAAAAATATTCTGTTGCGATTTTCTTTCTTCAAGCGTCTTAATCGTCTGCGATAAAAATCGCCCTCCGTCAGCGGAAATATATGTATTTCATTATTTTTCATTGCTTATCTCCTCTTCCAACTCGCTGAATACCATTTTCAAAAGACGGCACGTTAAAATTTGAGCCTCCGTGCTTAGATTTTTTTCTTTAAAATCTTTTCTTTGGTCGTTTTTTAACGGCTCTTTTAACTGCATTACCAAGTCTTCCGGGTTCATTTGTGACAACATCATTAACAAAAATACAAATCCATTCATAGTTTAATCTCTCCTTTTACCATACTGCTACTTGTTCATCTTCTTCGTAAAACTGCTCTGTATATTCTCTGATAAGAATTTGAGCAATAATGTCATATACTTCTGCCGGAATAGATTTTACATCTACCGTTTCCGCCGTACTGTATTCTTTTAAATCCATAACAATGCCCTCCGTTTCTATTGAAATCTTCGGCATAATATGATATACTTTGATTGTCACATTGCGGTATATCTTATATGCCGTCTGCCTGTAAGGTGAAAACCTTGCAGGCTTTTTTATTTTTACTGTACATCAACTTTATTGACCGCCTCCATTCCTCTATGATATAATCAAGCGGAAAGGAGGTCTTTTTGTGGAAATATCTTCAATGTCCTATGGTAGTTGTTGTCCAAAATGCAAGCAACCTATCATTGTAACTTGGAAATTCGTAAAAGGTTATGTGGATTGTCCTAACTGCAATTATCCAATGCACATAGCTGAAGATGAATTTCGTGAAGTTATTGAAAGCATTAAACAACAACTTAATGATTAACTGATTATTGGCAGTAACTAAGTTACTGCCTTTACTTCTCCTACAACGCAAGGAATACGACATAGAGAAAAAGTATCTGAACATTCCCCGAAATATTTCCACACTTCCTTTTGGTCGTTTAAATTAAAATTGTCAACTTTTAAACTTATAACCACTCTTACATTAGTACCAAAAGGAAGTTTTTTAACTTTTGTCATTGTATTCATTTTTGACATCTTCACCCCACCTTTCCGCCGCACATACTTTAAGTGTCCGTAACAAGTAATAAGAAATCTTCATAGTTGGGGTCATATTCTATTGTGACCCTAACTTTTTTATCACTTCCCAAAAGATTTGCAAGTGCTATCTTTTCAAATATTTCATTTACTGTTTTTTTACGATGTCCCGTATAAACATCGGATATATCAAATTGACTTTCATTATATCCAAAATGATTTAATACTTTCTTAGCTTTTTGCATCTTCGTCACCTACTTTCCGTTGCACTTTACATCAGTTACCACTGTCGGCTTTTCTTTTAATGTCAAAACTCCGATTTCTTGAAGTCGATTGTAGCAATTATAAATTGTTTCCTGTGCCTCGTTCAATTTATCAAGAATTTCTTTAACTTCGCCTCTTGAATTTCTATTCTTATGTCATAGTTATTCATCTTCCCCCCACCTTTCCGCCGCATTATTTGTTTTTATGCCACATCCATAAAATTAAACGGATTAATTTCAAGAAAACGACATACCAAAAGCAACTCATCAGCTTTTAACTCACGGCTGTTCTTTTCATCAAAACACCTCGCCAATATTTGATAACTAATTCCCGTTGCCTCGGCAATGCGTGTTATCGTTATTCCCTTTTCTTTGATGTAATTACCTATTTTTCTTGTAACCATTTCGCCGCTCCTTTCTCTGTTTTGAAGAATTTATTTGTATTATATTCTTTATTTCAGAGAATGTCAAGGGGTTTTAATAATTTTTTCGCTAAAATAGAGAATTTTTTATTGACACTATATAAAACTTGTTGTATACTAATATTTAGAAAGGGGGATTTGATTTGAAAGAGAAAATTGCTTGTATATTAAAAGAATGTAGAAAAAAAAATAAATTTTCTGTTGACTATGTTGCTAATGAATTAAAATCGCAAGGATTTGAGATTGCACCAAAAACACTTTACGGCTATGAAACAGGAAAAAATCAACCTAATGCTGATATTTTCTTATGCTTATGTAAAATATACAATATTACTTCTTTTGATATGTTTTTTGATGAAGTTAATACAGAATATACAAATAAATCATATGGAGAATTAAATGACATCGGCAAACAAAAGGCTGATGAATACATAGAGGATTTAAAAGCT